AAGACGTTTGGAATGCCATCGCTCTGGTCGCCACGGATAATGTGTTCCACCAGAAATGTATCAGGATTGTCGCATTTGATTTCCGAGCTTAGGCCGGGCGAATACATGGCAATGCCGGGAAGGCGCTGTAGCTGCTTGAAATCCTTATCATTCGAAACGATCATATGCGGACCGGGTTCTTTCAGGCAGATTGTAGCAATGATATCGTCCGCTTCTGCCGTATCGACTTTCAGCACCTTATACGGAAAATTTTCTTCGATTTCATGATGGATGCGATCAATGATTTCGAATAGATAGGGCCAATTGACGCCCGAATCCTTTCGAGCGGCCTTGCGGTTGGCCTTGTAGTGCGGGAAGATGCGCTTGCGCCAGTAGTGCTGGCCATCAACGCAAATCACCACTTCCCCGTATTCCTTAAAATATTTTTTTCGAGCCGCCCGGATGACGTTCAGCGTCACGTGACGCATATAATTTTCATCTAGATCGATCTTCTGGGCGATGCTAATCATGGCAGAGCTAACAGCCACTGCCGAGAAATCCACTAGGATACTCAATCGTCTTCTTTCTGTTTATTCTCAATGAATTCGTCAAAATCATCAATGTAATCTTGGAAATGATGATACTTTCCCACGTTGCGCAACAGAGCGGAACGATAGAAATCCTTAACGAAGTCGAAATCTCTTAAAAATTGTTGGTCTTTTTCGAACCCATGAAGTATTGTTGTATCGAACAATTGATCGCAATAGAAATCAACAATACAATCGATGTCAGATGGCTTAATGTCTTCCTTGTTCTGTGGTGTGATGATGGAAGATTTTTTTAGAATAGGTAAGACCCGAACGTTCTTCATACTTGTATATAGCTCAAAACACCATGAGTAGAATATGGTTTTTGTTAATTCTTCCGTTGTCGATGTTGGTTTCTGTAGTGGTTAAGCTATTGAAAATCTTATTCAATTCACGCTTGCCAGCCTTGGCAACCTTTGGAATAATTTCATGGGGCTTGCGCACAGTTCGTTCCTTGGACGCCTTCAAATCGACGTTCATAAGAGTCGAACCCTTGATGGTAAGGCTGTGTGCCTTCTCTGCCACATAGAAGGATAGCTTGCGTGTCTTGGTGTTGAAAGTGATCAATTGATTTGCACCAATGATCTTGGCAGGGGCGATGGAAGCGACGTTCAGCGTCTTTTCTTCCGCCTGATACTTCAACCCCTTGATGATGTTTTCGAGCTTTGGTGTGCGGCGCTTGCGTGGCTTTTTGACAGCCTGTCGATTGTGGATGACAGATGATGATCCGTCCACAAAAGATCGAACGAATTCGACATAAGCATTCCGCTGCTTGGTGTTCAGATGACGAAAGCCTTCCTTGATTGCCTTGTCCTTCTGAATAGCCTCTAATTCGGCCAGCAATGGCTTGTAATAGGCTTGGATGTGTTGGATGGCATAGATTGGTAGGGAAGACTTTGCAGCCCATTCTGCGAACTTGAAATCGCTGGAATAGGTCTGTGTGAAGATATCCAACTGTTCCTCTAAGAACATCAGATATGGAAATTCGGAAGCTGGTTTGGTTTCTTTCTTGGCTACCGGAGCGGCGGCTTCCTTGACCGTGTAGCGATCTATGATTGACTTGACATTGCGATTGAAAAATTCATGTGTGGCATCTGGCAACACACATTGGCGATGTGCCATCCTCGCAATCCATCCCAGTGTCGTCGGGACGTTGATGTCCGGAACCTTCTTGATGACTTTGAGAGTTTCCTTATCGGTCTTCTCTAGGTATTTGTGAAGAAAATCAATAGCTTCCTTGCGGCTGTAAAGGTAATTGTAATAATTCAGTGCATCGATAAGTTTTGTGTTGGTATTGAGAATGGCACCGATGGCCGGTTCATCACCAATTACTTTTCTATCGAGAGTTTTCTGTGCTGTTTGTCCTAGTGCCATTCAATTCTTCTAAATGCTTTTTAATGATCCTCTGCACATACCATTCTTGTTCAATGTAAAAGTACCCATGGCCAGAACACTGGCTACGGAAATGCTTTGTGATCTTGTCTGTTAATGCAGCGGATTCTTTTTCAATATCTATAACGTCGCTAAGAGTAATTTCTATCTCGTCTTTAGTCCATTTAGTAGTCATATAAAGTTACTTGTCCGTCATACATGTGGATATATTTATCGAATATCTTGGAAACATCTTCTTTTTGCAATCCACCATTACCACAACCGGGCCATGGGAAGGCAACAGAGCGAATTTCCAGCTTATTCAACTGGTCAAAAGCAATCGGTAGATTGCGCTCGATATAGTCAAGTCGGGAATCGAATTTCCAATGAATCTTGGTCGGAAAGAACATAATATATTTTGGGTCTGCCAGAGCATCCAACCGAATGAGTTTCGGTTTTAACAATCCGGCAAATCCCCGACCTAGCAGGCGCTTCGAATAAATGTTGAAGGCTTCGCAGTGCTTGGGATATCTTTCCTTGAAGCGCAAGGCCACGCCTTTGCCCATGATTCCAACAGAGTTGACGGTATTGACGATGCATTCAGCGTTAGCGTTCAGCACGTCCCCATGGGCATAGGCGATAGACATGTCATCCTCTTGGGTCTTTCGGAAGTGTTTCAAGCAAAGCAGCCCAACGGGATTCTTTGTGCTTCTCTGCCGCTTCTATAGCATCATAATGCTTGGAAGTCGATGCTTTATATTCAATCTCGATATCAAAAAGAGCTTTTGATATCCTTTCCAATTCAGCATCATTCCGAAGAATTTTCAGGATAGCTTCCGGTCTGCCACCTTTATCAGTACCATATTTTGATGGCAGAGGATAACGTGTGCGAACGAATGCGAATAGACTATCCCAATCAACCCAATGCATCTTATTACTTCTTGTTTCCAGCCCGTGCAATGCGCTTCTTAGAACCGATCTTGCGACGACCTTTTCTGGGGCGATTCTTGTGAGGATGCGGCATACTAGAAGCTCACAGGTTCAGATGGTGCATACCAAGAAATGTTAATCCATCCCTTGGTTGGACAATGGGTCAAGCCGTCAACATCAACGATTCGGTGTGTGTCAACCCAACCCTTGACGTTCTTGGTGAACAAGGTCTTTGGGTTCTTGACGGTGTAGGTTGAACCGTTCGAATAATGATAGGTGCGGTACTGTTCGGTCGAGATATCGTATTTCGAGAAACCAGCCGGATCAGATGACACAGCGGGAGCGGTGGATGTGGTAGTTGGGGTGTTGTTGGCAGTCATGTCTTCTTCCAAGGTTAATAGTTCGTCTTGAATGTATAGTTCCAACGGGACTAATTTCCCGTCCAGAACTGTGCGTTTGAATTCGTTAAAAAGTGTGGTCATAGGTCAGGCCAAATCTTTTTGGCAATAAAGCGGAGGAAAATTAATTTTTTCGATGGTCCTACTCCCGGTGCAGGGGCTTCATAAGCAGCACATTGGCAACCGTGCGGGTTGTAATAATTGTTCATCCCGATACAGTCTTCACAAGCGTATACGGGATAGAGCCGATTACGAACCCAGATTTTCATCCGGATAAGCAGGATAAGCATATGCAATAGGTTCTTCTGAAATGGTGATGTTGTTTCCACCCCAGATATGGAAATCGCCTAGTTGGCCGGGTTCAATATACAGGACGTGACCGTTAGTCTCTACTTTGAGACGATATTCTTTCTGTGGTGGGCAATGTGCAATTACTTTAGATGTCAATTTATTTCCTTTATCTATCTTCTTTCCAATAACAACCACCATTGATTTCTTCTAGTTTGTGGCCGTCTTTTAATGCTAGATTTGCCATATGCTGGAATGCTTCTTCGCATTGAGGCACATCTTTGAATGGCTGTATTTCAGAGTAGGACAGTTTCCCGCCCCAAAATGTCACGAAAATTAAAACCAGATACATTACTTACTGTTCTCGTCAAGAGCCGCTTTAACCATTGGTCTGATGATTATTTCTTGGAACACAACGGCTTCCCATAAGCCAGCCGGACCTTTCCATGCGTAGCAGTCTGGGTTGTATCCTTCACCTTGACAATATATTTGATCGATGGTTGTGACATAAACCATCATGCCCAAAAAATGGAAAACAAAACCAGCTATTATAAATTTTAACATCAGTGTGTGGCCATTGTAAAAGGTGAAGTGAAAAATATGAATAGAATGTAACAGACCAAGTATATAAAAAATCCCTTGGGTGTTACAACCGAACCATTACTGGCACCACATATGATCAAAGAAAACCATACACCAAGACCACCCAAGAGATACAATGGCACCAAAGCCATTTGTAGGAAATACAAAAGTGAAGTCAGATACCAGACCAATTTAATACTTTCGAAGGGATTGGAGGCCCGAGCCGGATTTGAACCGACGCTCCGTAGAGGCTTCCGCTTTGCAGGCGGACACATTCCCACTCTGTCACCGGGCCGATTATATTTATCACATTTATTCCGCTATCATGTCATACAGAGGAATTCTGTTATGTCCGACATGATAGTTATTACAGTATTTACAATAATATGGGCGCAAACCCAAACTGTCTTCCGGTTTTGTCTTGGCCATTTTGAAGATGACATGCCAAGCATTCATTTCCGACTTATGTCTTTGCTTCCCTGTGCAAGACCTTCTCTTTTTCATAGCCTATCAAGCAGAGCTTTCCACTGATTAACACGACTTTCTATATTGTAGTGCCGATCAGCGAACCGTTTTTGATATTCAAGATTCATTTGTACACCACCAGACTGGTAGTTGTCAATGACATTCAACAGAACATTGGCAAAAATTTGCATATGTTCTTGTACATTCTCTGTCCAACGGTACTGATATCCATAGGAGAACAGAGTTTCAGACAAAGCAGCATAGTCGGGTGCAACGATGGCAACGCCAGCGCTCATGGCTTCCATAGCCGCAATGCAGCTTGTTTCGGGCCAGATTGATGGGTAGGCGAAGATATCAGCCGCCCGCAAGGCGGCCCGGATTCGATCATTCGACACAGCGCCATGGTAGGTGATGTTAGGATGCTGGCGACAGATATCAAACAACTTCTCATAAGGCTTGTCACGTTCAGACCAACCATAGATTGAGAATGACGAATAGACATCCAAATGCAGATTTGGTCGCATTTTTACCAATTCCAGAAAGACTGGAATCAGAAGCTCTAGACCACGATGCGGCGTCGTGTGATAGATCAGCCGAATTTTTTCGCTCTTGTTCTTCGTCACTTCTTCGAATGGCACAATCGCATTTCGCATGATCGTGCTACCGGCATACGGGACGCCTAGGCCCATATGGTATGTAGTGAACTGGTGCTGTGAGACAAATGCAAGTTGTGCAAATCTGGCACGGCTTTCCGGGTTCTTCAAATGAGCCGATTCGGGATCATTCCAAGTGTCGTTCAGGATCAGAATTTGTTTCTTGTTTGGGTCGATTTTGCGAACCCTAGAGGAAATGAACTGAAATCTATCCGTGTATTCCGGACCGATACCATCCATGATTCTCTTGAACATAAGTTCAGACCCACCACGGGCATTGATTGACAAGCCTGTCAGTGGGTCTGTAGTATCTTGTGCCAGTGACTTTACGTCATTGATAACGTATTGCAAACTATTCTCTTGGTTTGGAGGGTGGAACTGGTGGCCAGCTTCGCTCTGGCAAAGAAGGGCTTGCGAAGGCCCATTCAATCCGCTCTCACGGCACCAGTATATTTAAATCTTGGCGTTATACCGAACTTCGTCCAGAGTCCATAATTTCTTGATATTACCATCCTTGAAAACTTCTGTCAAGACATTTCTCATGCCTTTGATACCGACATCAGATTCATGGATGGTTGTATATGTTCGGTCCATCGTATCCTTGGTTACAGCCAAACGACCGGCCTTGGAAGCCTTGCCAGCGTCTGTCTTGGGTTTCTTGGACACAGGCACCCAACCTTCACCGAAGCTCATGGCATTGCACTTCATGGCATATTTGAGCGAGTCACGATTGACTTGCTGTAGCAGAGCACCACCCATGCCGAAGGTGATGTTTTCGGCAGACCATCCGTTGTCTCGATAATTTTCCAAAATTTTGTGGATGGTTTCCTTGCCAACGCCGTCGCCTTGGATGATACGAACCGATGGATGCAGAACCTTGTAGCCCTTGGAATTGACCGTGCAGCCAAACTTGGCGGCAAGCAGTTCGATCACCTTCCACGTGACTTGCACAGGATCACCAGAGTCCGGACGAACCACAAGAATTGCGCCCGATTCGATGACTTCCTTACGAAGCGAACCACCCCAGATGTTCGACACAGCGTTGTAGATATCCCACGAGTCGGAAACGACCGATACGATTGCACCCGGTTTACCGAATTGTTTCAGCATGTTGCGGTATGCGTCTTCCTCATGGTCCTCACCCCATGACGTGATGGTCGAATGTTCAGCCGCCGACACAGAAAAGCCCGCCATATCGGCTTCATAGTGTTCACGGGCCGCAATGAGCGCCGGAACCGTATCCGTGCCCATGAAGTTTACCAGATGCGCCATGCCACCGATCTTGGCCGATTCCAGCGACGATGCGCCACGACATCCGAAATCATGCAGCTTGAACGAAATTTGTGCAGCCGGATCATCGCATGTCTCTTGCAAAAATTTCCAGATATCTTTTTTGATTTCTCTGGAAAGCGTGGCGACAGTCGATGGATACCAGACAGCCCGCAGCAATGCCGTCTCGATATAGCTGGTAAGCCAGTAGAAATCAGGATGCGTGTTGCAAACTTGAACCTGTGGCGTGTGCAGCGGGACCGGTGTACCTTCCGGCAATGCCTGAATAGACAGGGGCATGTAGCCGAGCTTCGACAGCGCCAGCCAACCTTCCTTGTTGAATGGAACACCATGTTTGCCAGCTACATCAGCGGCATATTCGACATGCTCTGGCGTGATCGGTTTTAGCAGTTCAGGCAAGAACATTTGCAGCCCGAAATGAACCACTTCCGGCTCACTGCCAATCAGTTTGTCATAAGCATTGCGGAACGGGAACGCCGAACCACGGGACTCGATGTAAGACGACACATATTGCGTCTTTGGTGGATATTGCAGCCAGTGGCTGAATTTATACGAATCACCAGCTAACAAAATATTATCTGGTGGCGTTCCTACTCTGTTTTCACGTATAGTAGAGTACGGAAGATATTGTTCTCTGAAATCGTTTGTCATTTCTCTTTCTCCTATGAAAGAAACCTTGGGTCTATCCCTTGGCTTAGTTTCGTGTTCTGTTCCAAATATTAAGATTCTTTCCGTCTTCTGAAATCGTAAACCAGTTTCGAACCTCCAATACAGGATCGATGTGGGTCATAATTTCTACAACGTATTGTGTCATATTGTACATTGGGAACTTATGCACAATAGTACCCTTTACTATCGTCGCCGTTTTCCCGATGCATATCCATACTTCCCGGCCAACTTCATATTCTGTCATCGTCATAGCCCTTGGGTTATTAGTTTACTTTTTCGAAATATTTTTCATCATATGCATGGACATCCAACAAGTCATTGATAACAACGACTTCGCATGACCAATCTGTTCTATATACGATGAATTTTTTATCCAAACCTTTGAAACGAACTACGTCACCAGATTTGAACAAACACCCAGAACTGTTTTCTATCCTTGGCGAGAACACATAATATGCTACAACCGCCAATCCGATTATAATGATCGTCAACAAAGCGTCATTTTTCCAGATATGTTTCACCGCACAACCTCATAATGTTTCATGACATAGCCCTTGGTAGCATCGCCTCTTTCGTAGCTTTTGACCAAGGCCCGCTTGGCACCGCATTTTGTGCATTGCCAGCGATCTTCTTTGTACATTTCAAAGTCATGATCGCATGACTTGTCATTGTGCGTTGTCCTGTAGTACGGAATAACCCAGTGTCGGCCCGGCGAAGAACGTTCGTTTTCAACAATATGCTTGCGAATTTGAGCGATATTTTTCAGATGGATGGTGACAACCGAATGACGCATGTAAGGCATAAGCTTGCCTTTGATGAAGCCTCTTTGCGGCGCAACATCCGTCAAATGAATCACTTCCTTCTTTTGGTAGAGGAAAAGAATCATCGTGATCAGATTGCGCAAATCGCCAGCGCCATCCGGCATCAACTGCTTGACAAAGCCGTCATCTAAATCCTTGGTAATGTTGACTAATCCATAGCGATCAGCAATTTCTTGCCACGTTTCCATCGGTAGATCGTCAATGGTTGAACCAAGCAACACCGTTGCCTTGTTTCGTCTCGACAACGGAATGAGCTTTGGATGAAGTCCGGAAGGCCCGATTTGAATTGCATAGGGCAGGACGCCCGGTGTGGCCATATCTCTAAATGTTTTCGCAATAACGAAAACAAGATTGTCCACAATCAGATATCCAACTCGCCAGTCCCGGCCCGCTCCCTGCTTGTCGCCCGTGCCCGGTCGCCCGAACGCTTGCAAGAACATATCAGCGTCGAATTCGTAATAAGTCACATCGAAATGTGGCTTTGCGAACTGTTCATTCTTGAAGATAAGTTCTGGCGACTCCAAGATGAAGTCCGCCATGATCTTGGACGAGTCCGTATCGAAGATAAACTGTTTCGCCTTTGGGATCGAACCCATGGCCAAATTTTTGAATTTCGGCCAGATTTCCAGCTTCCGAGAATGGCCATTGATTTTTCTGGTTTCTTCGATACCGAAGCGGCGAACTTCGTCCAACATCGAACCTTTCTGTTTAGGCCGGTTGAAAACAAAGTTATCTTGGAAAACTTGGTCTATTGTCGTGGCCATGATTTACAGCCCCAAGAATTGATCGATGATATCCCAGTGATCTTCGAACATGTTCGAAGGAGTCAACTCTGTCAGTGGCACCCATTTGGCATCAGCGGCATCGTCTGAACCCTTGATCTTTGGCAGACCCTGTTCCGTATCCGGCAGGCGAATAAGAGCCACGTGGGAGATTGTTCGTCCACGTTGGCTACGCTCCGGATGGTCCGCCACAAACCATGATTCGATTCGGCTTTCCAGTTTGATGTAGGGAACGCCGATCTGGGTTTCCTCGATAAGCTCACGCAAGACGCCTTGCTGAACGGTTTCACCTTGGTTCAGGAAGCCGCCCGGCAATGCCCACAAGCCTTCACCCGGCATTCCACCACGCTTGACCAAAAGCACATGGCCGGATTGAATGACCACAGCATCGGTTGTGACAAAGATTGGCGGGTATTGATTGACGTTTTTCAGCGTTGTTTTCAAATAGTTCAACACGCCGCCAGCCGACAGTTTATCAAGAACAGCGTCCAGAGACGCACCTATTGCGTCAAAATCAATTGGTGCATGTTGTTTTTTGTATGATTTGATGTGTTCGTATTCACGAAAAATCACACCAAAATCTTTTGTATCCCAAAACAGATGTTCGATTGTGCGCCTGTGCGCAACATTCACAAACCATTCCGTGTGGAGTGAATTGCGCTCATAGAAAGCCCGACGAATGTCGGTCGCATTGACGACATACTCTTGCGGAATATCCAGCAAATCCCATTGCGGAAATTTTTTGAGATAGTAGGATGAATGATCCTTTGAATGACCGATGACGCCAACCTTAACGCCACCCGAACGCCATGGATGGCTGATGGCAGTTCGAATGATCGCTTGGATTTCGGTTTCCCATTTCGTGTCGTTGTACATGTAGTCGTTGCACGGCACGACAGAGACACGGGCCTTTTCATCCGCTGTAAGCAGCGATTCGATCAGCGCTTTACGTTCCTCGTACGTGAACGGGTTCTTGGCGGTGCGTGGCCTATTGGCCGAACCGACAATGAGGATAACGTTTTGGGATTTTTTGAGTGCGGTCTGTAAGACCTTGTAATGTCCAGCATGAAACGGCTGGAAACGGCCTATGAAGGCCAGAAAATCGTATTCCATTTGTCGCTCCTAAAATGGAGGGTTCGTGAGGTCTATCCTCACGCTTATTTAGACCAATATACCCTAGCTATTAGGGTTTGTCAAGTGACTTTTTGTACCTTTACCAACACTATATCTCTCGGCTTGTCATAAGCCCTATCTGTTAGGTCCACATACACAGTTTTTACGACAAATAATGTCGCTTTCCCTTCGTACATCATATCGAACACCACACCCGGCGCTAGCAACAGATGGAAGAAAGTAGCAAAGCCAATTTGGTTCTCATATATCGTGTCACCATTTTCCAGAGTGATACGATATGTGCGTGGCTGTGGCTCTACAATGTTGGTTTTTGTTTGTGTGTTTAGAGGTATGCGAAAAAAATTCAGGAATACATCAAGCATCTTTGAATTCAACTTTTTTGATTGTCAGCCGATACAGTGCATTGTCCACGTTCAGCCACATATGAGATTTCCATTTGTCATACGCTTCTTGGTAACTGTCATATGGACCAAATGTAATGTCTGTGCCGTCCTTTAAGACAACCATGTTAGTATCTGTGTATTCGCCACCCTGAACAAAATATTTTTCTGTAGGATGTTTCAGGTTGTTTCTAGCACGAACTCTTTCTTTTCGTGCTAGACCGGTTTCGAGTTGTTCCAAGGTGCCGTTGTTGTAGACGAAATCATGGGTGTGATCACCCAAAGAAATATCGTCCACTTCTCCGGTAATTTTTACCGCATCTTTCCACAAAGATTCAAGAACACCTTGAAGAA